TAAAAATATTTTCCAATTGTTTCCAGAGGTTCAATTTTATGACTATACAAAACATCCCTCTAGGAAAATAGAGGGTAAAACACCAGGGAACTATGATTTAACCTATAGCTACTCTGGTATCACACCAGAGAAAGTAACGATTAAAGGTATATTGAACCCTAGTAATTCAAGAGTAGCTGTAGTTTTCCAAAGCCAGAAAGAAATTCCTAGTACTTTTAAAGGATGGACAACTATTGATGGAGACAACACGGATGTGAGACATATAGAACCTAAAACTGTAGTTGTTGCGTTATACGCCAAAGGTAAGGCTAAAAACGATAACAGCGGGTTTACTCAAATTAAAGGGGTTCACTATGCTTAAAACAATGACAGCAAAATATAGGGGCCGCTGCACAGCAACAGGTAAAAATATAAAACCTGGTGACAGTATTGAATATAACACCAGCACCAGAACCGCTGTGCTGCTGGCTGCAGCAGCTGGTAAACCGTTTTACAGGTCTGATATATTTAACATCAATGGTAATGAGTATTACCGTAATAAACAGGGCCGCTGTATTGATGCCCCTTGCTGTGGCTGCTGCACTATATGAACACCCAATTGAAAACATATAGGCTCAACACGGGCGTGCATGTTATAGCCCGTGAGGTCCCCAAATTAGGGTTATACCCTTACCACTATATGAACCTAAAACAGGCCGAGAAAGCCGCAGCCAAGCATAACGCTACGGTCCACTGGACGGGTGGACGTTGTTTCTATTTAATCCCTAATGAAGAAAGCCCCATATGATAGTCATTGAAACTAAAAACACCACACATAACCTGGCTACCCCCAGCCCTGGACCGTGGCATGCCCAAGGCCGCTATATCGTCCCATATGGGGACGGTCCCAGCATCGGGCACGCTACAATTTTAAAAGCCCCCAGCCTAAAAAAGCAGCCTGATTTTGATGCCCAGGGTTATATCAATGCCCGTCTTATGGCTGCAGCCCCTGAAATGTTCGACCTGCTGGTGCAGACCCTGAGCTTGTTGCAGGACGGCAACAGTGACGAGTACGAGGCCGACAAATTAGAGTACGACATTACAGAATTACTCACTAACCTGGAAAAACCCCTATGAATGACGAAAATAAAATCACACTCGATAAAGCCGACCTTTACGTTTACCTTGCGAGCATGTTTGCTGCAGGCTTTACTTTAGGCTTGGTTCTATTCACGTGATAGAGGGTAAAACTCCCCCACGCACACACTGGCAACCCTCACGCTGTGAACAGCTTGGGGTTTGTCAGTACAAGTGCCCCCAATGCCCTGAAAGAAAAAAAGAGTTAATCAGAAAAAGAATTGACAAAATGAAAAAGGCCCAATTAAAATGAACCCAATTCTGGTCGTGCGGAATATTGAAAGCCATTTAGGAAACTCTCCCTCCCTGTTATCAGGGGCACGACAGGGGGGGTTCTTTAAGTGGCTTTTTTGTTTTGTGCGATTAGTCGTAAAACGGGGGCATGACCTACCCCTTGAGAATGTGGATGCGACAGACTCAGATAAACGTGGTGAACAGGGCGTGTGTCTCCTAGGCAACTTCGGGGCAGTGAAAACTCTGGTTGAGGTAGTACTCAATAACCTAGATAAACGAGAGCATCTGACCCTTGTGGATAACTTGGGAATAAGCACCTGATAAGTTTCTTCTATCAGGTCTCTATACCTATGGCTTAAAGAGAATGTACATGCAAGTTTTTAAAAATAATGTTGAGGTCCTGTATACCATGTCCCGTGTAGAGGCGAATATCCTCTTGGACTGGGTGAAGACAGGCCAAGAGATGCCCTCTCATATAGTTGACTGGGCTTTGTTTGTGACAGGGGATAACGCCCCTTATCGCTGCGCTGAGGGCTACGCTCAGGGGCTGCGCCAGCAGACCCACACTGGGCGTCCCTTGATAAGCAATACATGAAAGGCTAAACATGGAAAACCTTATAAAAGAGGCTTTAGACCAATTAGACAGTTATCAGGTGCTCAGGTATCCCCAGCACCTGTACAACGCCCGTAGAGCTTTATACAAGGCTCTGGAGAGGTTACAAGCGCAGCCCCAAGCGCAGCGCAGTAACCGTCCCGAAGACCTCGTAGACCCGTTCCATGACATTCAGTATTTAAGGAGTAAAAATGACTAAAGATGAAATCATAGAGATGGCAAAAGAAGCTGGATTGGCTATTGGCGTTGCTTTGGATGGCTCAAAGTCCGTTGGAAAGCATGAAGACAAAACGTTTGCTGTTGGTCGTTTGCCACTAGATGACTTTGTGGCTTTTGCCAAACTGGTAGCAGAAAAAGAACGTGAGGCGTGTGCTGAAATTTGTGATGGTTTTTACTTATCATGGATAGACATACAAGGTAGATATGAATTCATGGGTGAGGGAGCAAGCGAATGTGCTGGTGCAATCCGAGCAAGGGGACAAGCATAAAAACAACAAAACACAGGAGGACTTAATAGATTCTTGACTAGACTAATCATCTAACTGTATACTGTACACATCTACTCAAGTAGATATTTCCTAACCATCAGAAAGGCTTAAACATGAACATTTGTATAAATTGCAAGCACGTCAACACGCCAGACGTGAACAGTCCTGAGTTCTCTAGATGCACCTTTGGTGCCCAGGTCTCCCCTGTGACTGGCTTTCTTCCCAATCCCTCAGAGTTACCCTACTGTAAAGTAGAACGTCTCCCTGTAGGCGTGTGTGGCCCTGTAGGGTCTAACTATGAGGAGAGAGACAATGTTGAGTGATTTACTTTTACTTGCTCTTTTATATGAAAGACTAGAAATGTGGGAAGAAATGCTCATACGTCTGGTTGCATACGAATATCTCAAGGAGATTAAAAATGTCTGACTTCACACCAGAAACTAGAAACAGTGCTATATGGAGTGGTGACTCCCGTATGGTGGCCAACGGTAGAGCCAATGACGTGGTGCTCACCAAGCTCGGCATGCTGGATATACCCGATTTAAGTGGTATAGAAGCTGTCCAGATGGGCCATGTCATGGAGCCTGTCATAGGTAGACTGGCCCAAGACAAGTTACAAGTTGAGTTGACCAAGATAGAGGAGGCTATCACTCACCCTAAAGAACCGTGGCTCAGGTCACACTTTGATTTTGTAGGAAAAGAAAATGGACAGACTATCCTTGTGGAGTGCAAGAACTATAACCAAGCTGTACGCAACAAGTTTGAGACTGGAAATCTACCTCCTGCTGACTTGGCTCAGTGTATCCACGAAGCAACAGTCTACGGTTGTGAGAAGGTCTATCTGGCGGTCCTATTTGGTGGTCAGGAGTTTCAACTTTTCCCTGTGCAAGTCACTGATGAGATGAAACTGGAGCTGCTCACCAAAATGGCAGAAGTCTGGGCACGTGTCCTCACCCGTGACCCCTACCCCCCAGAGACCGTAGAGCAAGCAAAGCTACTCTTTCCCACTGATGACGGAGCCTCTAAAACAGCCTCTCAGAGCGTTGAAATGGCTTGCCAGTCACTGAGTGCCATCAAAGCCCAAATAAAGGCCCTAGAGACCCAAGAAGAGGCTCTACAGACCCTCATCACAGGATACATGGGTGAGAAGGCTAACCTAGTCTCTCTTGAGGGTAAGGTGCTCGCCACGTGGAAGTCTGCCAAAGGTAGTGTGAAGTTTGACTCTAAGCTCTTCCAGTCTTCTATGCCTGACCTCTATGAGAAGTTCAAAGTAGAAGTACCAGGCTCTAGACGGTTTTTGGTTAAATGAAAATATAAGGAGTCAATGACTTGAAAGCCTATCCTTTTTCACACAAGCACCCCACACTGGGGACCACAACACAATCTGAGGGTATGGACCTCAGAGATTACTTTGCTGGCCTTGCCATGCAAGGTACCATGATTGCATTTAAAAACACACCAAAAGAATCTATCTCTAAATCTGCTTATGAAATGGCAGACTTAATGATGAAAGCAAGGGAGAATAAAGATGAGTAACTTAGTACCTATAGGAGACATTCAGACTATGGCAGAAGTTGCTGCCAAGTCTAAGATGTTTGGCTTTAAGAACACAGAAGAGGCTATGGCTATCATGCTCCTGTGCCAAGCAGAGAACCTACACCCTGCTATAGCCATGCGTGACTTTCACGTCATACAAGGCAGACCAGCTCTAAAAGCAGATGCCATGTTAGCCAGGTTCCAGCAAGCAGGTGGTAAAGTAGACTGGAAGGAGTACACAGATGAAGTGGTTACTGGAATCTTTTCACATCCACAGGGAGGCTCTCTGGAAGTCACGTGGACCCTCAGCAAAGCGAAAGCTATTGGAATTGCGAATAAAGACAATTGGAGGAACTACAGCCGTGCCATGCTTAGAGCTAGGTGTGTTTCGGAGGGCATCAGATCGGTCTATCCTGGCTGTGTGGTCGGTGTCTACACGCCTGAAGAGGTTACAGACTTTGCGAATCCCAAAGAGGTGCAAGCGCCTGTACTACACACTCCAGTACAAATCCTCGAAGAGGAAATTCAAGAAGCAGATGGCGCATACAAGCTCATGCTACCCAACTCAGAAGAACCTTATGCCAGATACCACACCCTAGAGGAGTGGACTCAAGGCTATGTAGAGATGGCTGTGAGAATCAACAACAGCTCTAAATTCTCTGATGAACAAAAGATAGAAAAGCTCACAGGTTTGTCACAAGCAAATGCTGAGTTCCACTCAACCTTAGATTCTTTCCAAAAGATTAAATTGAAAGGTGAGCTTGCAAAGGCAGGAGTAAACCCAAACCCAAAGTTAGAGCAGTCCCTGACAACTCAAGACACGGAACACAACGAGCAAACATTCTGAAACACTTGGAGTCTGGTGCCTCTCTAACCCCTATGGAGGCACTGGACAGATACGGGAGCTTTAGACTTGCAGCACATATCGAAGTTCTTAGGAAACAGGGACACAACATCTTTACAAAAATGGTTAACCAAAACGGCAAAGAGTTTGCCAGTTACACACTCAGAAAGGATACACATGGATAACAACAACAAATTTGAAGAGAAACCAGGCTATGCCATTCTCTTCTACACCCCCCCAGAGATGAAGAAGTTCGAGCAAAGCCCAGACTTTGACGGCTCTATGATTCTCAAGATGGATTACAAAGCAGGTGAGAAGATAAAGATTGATGTCTGGCAAAAAGAGACTCGCACTGGTAAACCCATGCTCTCTATCAAAGAGAACACCTGGGCCAAGGAAAAGGCCCTAGAACGCTCTCAACCTAAAGA